CCTTTCAGAAGCCTAAGTGCGATTCCTTGCAGGTTCTTTTCCTCTGTTGCCAGTGGCATGAATCCATGTATCGGACACTGGTATTTGCAGTAGCCGGTAATCAGTTCTGGTGCGTTATAAAGGTCTTCCATAAGAACTACCTTATCCACCGGCACAACCTTTGTATTTCCAAGTTCGTAATCGGCAAGTGTATATGGGGATATTCCCAATAGCTCCGCTGCATTTTCACGACTGAAAAGCCTGTCATTACTCATAGCCGCTCTTTTTCTGGCTTGAAAATACACATTCGTATTCTCTTTCAAGGGTTC